CCCTAATTATAGAGTTTGCTTTTGACGATATCCACGAAGTCTGTGGATAGCCTTGTTGTAAAACTTAAGGTGACCAGGGTCGATCAGAGGTCATTCTTGGCGTTTCAGTATTTGTCTAAAATTTGATAAATTTTGTTAAAACATTGATACAATTTGTCTTTCCTATCAACGAGCTATAGTTTTCCTGTTCTGGATCGTTGTCGATTTACCGTCACAATTTCTGTGAACAAATTGCTACTGCGCCGGAGATGCAAAGCAAACCCTCTCGTCAACCGAGAGACGATGCTCGGAAGCTCGCGTCGGCGAAACCACCCGCGCAGCGGATCAAGCAAGAGCCGTGCAAGGGGCGACTGACGGAATGGCCTGCCCCGAGCGAGAAACGGAGCCGACCGAAGTCAACTTCAGCAGGGTGAGATTGGGTGGTGCCATGTGGAATGACATCGACCGGACGACGCGCCAACCCCACCTAACCGATATTCGACACCGTCCTGAATAAGAGCGGCTAGTCGTCGGCCGCCGCTGATCTGTAGGAGGGTCGCCTGCGACAGCGGGATCAGCCCGGCCCCCGCCACCCCCTGCAACGCGCGAAAGAAAACGAGCTCGCCGAGGCTCGTGGCGGCGCCATCTCGCTCGAATGGAACCAGTCCTTCAACTCGCCGCGATCGAGCATCAACTGCAACGCGCCGATCCCCAGGCTCAGCGTAAGGAACCCGACGAAATCGAACAGCTCGCGATGCACGTTGCGGGTCCGGCGAATAAAAATCAGAATGCCCAGCGTGCACAACACGCCGACCGGCAGGTTGATGAAGAAGATCCAGCGCCAGCTGTAGTCATAGGTCAACCAGCCGCCGAGCGCCGGCCCCATGATCGGCCCAAGGATCGTGCCGATGCCGAACACCGCCATGGCCTGGCCGTGGCGCTCATCAACATTATCAGCTTGAAATCATCGATATAGGCGACCATTGCGGCCTGCCGCGTCACCTCGGCGTTGAGTGCCGCCATCCCGCTCGGCGTGCTCAGACTGAACGGCGCCGCCAGATAGGGGGCCTGCGCGAGCGGATTGTCGGGCCGCAGGCCTTCGACCAGACGCGAATGAATGGCTTGGGTATTCTCGGCCAAAGTCGCGACCAGAATGCTGATGCCGACGCTGCCGCCGAGGTTGCGCATCAGGCTGCGGATCGCCGTCCCCTGGGTCAGGATATGACGCGGCAGCGTCGACAACGCGATGATGTTTAGGGGCACTTGGGTGCAGCCGAGACCGAAACCTTGCAATAGCCCGGAAATGACCACCGGCGCCATGCCCATCTGCAGCGAGAACTGGCTCATCTGCCACATCGCTGGTCTAGCGAGGCCGACAGGCTGCCCTGGATGTGCGGCAGGGCGACATTGAGGATCGTGTTGTCGACGCCCTGCATGATGTTCGCCAGCATGATCGAGATCGTGATCATGCCGCGGTTCGGCACCGGGGTGAACGCGTCCCCCCTCACCGCCGACGCTCCGAGGGCAGCATCATCCCGGCAGCCAGCCGCGACGGCTGATCATGACGCTACTCCCATTGAGCGGCTTCTAATTCATATTGGGCATTCTCCAACGAGGTGCCCGCAAGAACTTTTGCCGGGTGGCCAAGTTGGCCCGGGGATGCCGCCTGGGTACCGGGAACCGCTATGTTACATTAGGGCACAACCGCAAATAAGCAAGCGTCATCGTCTCTCTCGTGGGAACGCGGTTCAATCCCGCTCTTCGCAATTCATACCGGGATGTGTCCTGTGCAGGCACTGCCATCTTCGGTGATTGACCTGCGACGCAGCTTTTGGATGCCTGAGCAAACCGTGGCCGCTATCAAAAAGGGCGACCACACTCACCTAAGGAAAGCACTGAAGAAAGCCGAGGTTTCGGGTCGAAGCTTTCCGCTCACTCGTGGTCGAGTGAGTGCCCGAACCGGCTGCCAAGATGTGCCGCAGCCACATAGATCGGAACAGCCGCGCAGCGTAGGGATTGCGAACGGTCGACGAGTTAAGCCTTATCGCGACACTGGGATGATCCGGCCCGAAACTCGTCTCGTCGATCGCCAGAGCCCGGCGGAACAGCGGCTCCGCCCTCGGCATATCGCGCTTCAGTCCTAAGCCAGCAGAGCCGGAACCAAAGAGGGGATAGCATCGTCCGCCGGTGCCAAAGCTGTCGAGAGAGCCAGGTCGTTAGAGACTAAACAGTATGCCAAGCTGGTTCATCAGCCTGGCAGTCGGTGCCGTGATTCCAGCGCTATCGGCGTGTTGCGCAACAGCCTGGGCATGGGGTGCCAAGGCATCGAGCAGCGGCCAGGTGCGGATGTCGCTGCCCCGGATCCTTGCCGAACCCGATGCGGACCCGCTTGCCGTCCTGCGCGGCGGTATTGAGCAACAACGTCTCGACGTCGCCGGGGTTCGCCCGCTGGCGAACCACATCGAGGAGCCAGTAGCCCCCATTCTTATCGCGGCCGAGCTTGATGCCGACGGTCCAATCCGGGTCGTTGAGCGCGGTCTTCTCGGTCGCGGCGAGATCCCAATAGCGGACAATATCGAGATCCGCCGGGATCTCGTCGACGACGGCGCACCATTCCCGCTTGAAATAGAGCCCCGCCGCCGGCCGGATCTTCCAATTGCCCTCCAGCAGCCGCTCGCGCTCGAGCAGCGGCAGCGACAGCAGCCAGGCGAGATAATCCGGGTTGACCCGCAGCAGGGCGGGGTTGTCGAACACCTTCGCCGGGATGAAGGTGACGCTGATCGGCCGCGGCGGGTCAACGCCCGGCGGAAGATTCTCCGGCAACGGCATGTATCGCCGCAAGTCTTCCGGCTGATCGGCCCAGACGATGTCATCCGAGATTCGGATATAATAGCGCAGAACGCCGACCCGCTCGGGGATCGGAAACCCGGTTTCCGGGTCGATCCACCATGCCAGGAACTCGGCGACCCAACTGTCCGCCTCCGGGTTGCAGGTCGCCCGGATATAGGGCTTGACGCCGCAGGTCGAGCGGTTGCGGCTGACCATGTAGAAAAACTGATGCGCGGTGAAATGCGTCAGCTCGTCGAAGCAGATCAAGGCGATCTGAGCGCCTTGCCAGTCATGAACGGTGGTTTCGAATTGCAGATGCGAAAACTTGATCTTGCTGCCATTTGGCCAGCGCCACTCGTGCACCCCGAGGTGCGGGACACCCCCGAGCCGCGGATAGAAGTTCAGGCTCTCATCCCATAAGGCTCCGGGGTTGGTGATCTGGGGGGTCGTACGCCGAAAGAATACTGCGGCAAAATTCGCGACCCGGGCGACATGGCGCAGCGGCTCCAGGATCAGTCCGACTGTCTTGTCGCCGCCCGCCGCACCGCCGTAGATGCAGATGTCAGCTTCGCTCTGAAGAAACGCTGTTTGCGGTCCGAGCTGCGGCGAGACCATGGCCGTCGTCGGACAAAACATCCGTGGTTTGCTTGGTCTGCCCAGGTCCTCCTTCCGACCCGGTGAGCTTGATCTTGCGGATGAGAGCATGTGCTGGGCTCGGTGGCTGCTGCCGCTGTCGTTTCCTGGCGAAGTATTCCTCCTGTGCACTTCGCAGCGCCTGCGTCAGCCCAGGATCTCGGCAATTGTCGGGCAGCACCAGGACCATGTTCGAATTCGGCTCGCTACCGGTTCCCGGAATTGCTTCATCCGGCAGCGTCCGCTCCCGCCAATTCGCTCTGGTCTTGAGCCAGAAGATGATCGCCGCGATATTGCCCGCTTTCGCGGCCGCGAACAAATAGCCGGAGATCGTCGCTTTGGCCTCGGCCACGCCGCGATCGAGTTCATCGCGAAAGCGCTTGCGCAATGTCTTTGGCGCGCAGCCGACAATCTTGGCGATGTCGTCCTGCGGGACCCCAACACCGGCCAAGTACCTCACCTTCTCGCGCGTGGCATCGGTCACGACAAATGCTTTTCTCGCCATGTGCGGTTCCTGATCAATCGTGGTCCTGCTTGTCGGCCCGCTCGTCGAATGATTGACCGGAGGCTTGATGTTGCGCGGCGCGTCTCGTGAAGAGCTGCCAGCGTCGCACGACGACATCGACATAAGCGGGGTTGAGTTCGAGACCGAAGCAGAGGCGGCCGGTCATTTCGGCGGCGATCAGACTCGTGCCCGAGCCGAGAAACGGGTCATAGATCGCCTGGCCGGGCCGGCTGTTGTTGGCGATCGGCCGGCGCATGCATTCGACCGGCTTCTGGGTGCCGTGTCCCCAACTCTGCTCGCGCTCTCGGTTGCCGAACGGGTTGTTGTTGGGAATTTCCCAGACCGTCGTCTGCGTGCGGTCACCGCCCCAGTGGCTGGCCTTGCCCTCGCGCACCGCGTACCAGCAGGTTTCATGCTTCCAGTGGTAATCGCCACGGCTCAAGGTGAAGTGCTGCTTGACCCAGATGATCTGCGCGCGAAGCTGCAACCCGCAGGCGGCCAGGTCGGCAGCCACGACATCGCCGTGCAACGCCCCGTGCCAGACATAGGCGACATCCCCGGGAAAGAGCGCATAGGCTTCGCGCCAGTCGGCGCGATCGTCATTGAGCACCTTGCCCCGCGCGAGCCTGCCGGCAGCGAGACCGCGGCGCGCTCGCCAGGACGGCTCGTAGCCGACCCCATAAGGCGGATCGGCGATCATCAGGTGAGGCTGCGATCCGCCCAGCACTGGCGCCACATCCGAGGCGCTGGTGCTGTCGCCGCAGCCCACCCGGTGATCCCCCAGCAGCCATAGGTCGCCGAGCCGAGTAACCGGCTGATCGGGCACTTCCGGAACGCTGTCGGGATCGGTCAGACCGCTCGATCCCAAACCGTCCAGGATCGTTTCGAGCTGGTCCGGCTCAAAGCCGATAAGGCCGAGGTCGAAACCGGTGAACTCGAGTTCCTGGAGTTCGTTGCGTAACAGATCGGGATCCCAAACCGCCCGCTCCGCCAGTTGATTGTCGGCCAGGCGATAGGCGCGCTTCTCCTCTTCGCTCCAGCCGCGCGCGACCACCACCGGAACCGACTTCAACCCCAGCTTTGCTGCCGCACCGACCCGCGCATGGCCGGCGATCAGCACCCCCTCCTCGTCGGCCAACACCGGCATTGTCCAGCCCCATTTGAGGATGGCGGCGGCGATCTTGGCGAGGTCAGCCTCGGTATGGACCCGGGCATTGTTCGGGTAGGGTATCAACCGCCCGATCGACCAGAGCTCGACCTGGTCGGCCGGCCACGGACGCGTCGGCCTCGCACCCTCACGCCCCGATTGTGTCGACGACATTCTTCCTTCATCCCCGCACCGGCCGATGCCATCCGGCATAGCCTCGCGCGGAGGATTTGCGACCATCGCGATCGGTGAAACAGTGTCACATGCTTTTATTCGTCGGCGGTTTCACCCGAACATTTCCCGATCCGTCAATGCGCTCTCGGACCGTGCTTGCCGCGTCCTCTCTTAAAGGACGATTCGAGCTCTGCCCACGCCTTGTTGAATGCTCCAGGGTAGGCCGTTTGAGACCTCGGCCAAGCACCGTCGTTGCGCTTCGGGTCTGGTGAGCGGTCGCTCGGGGATCATGATCTGACGCAAGTGGTGCAGGATCGCAGCGGACACGGCGGCTGTTTTGGTGTTTCGCGCGGGCCATACGCGAACCACATCCGCACGCAAAAACTGCGGTGATCTCCAAACTAGGGTATCGCGCGAACGCGACCATAATCCCACCGGTGCAACCGGATGGTCCGGGACGATCCGGTACTCCAGGTCGTTCAGCTCAGCCAACGGTACGGGAACTTGTTCATCGCCGCTTCGGTGGCATCTGATCGCCGTCATCTGGACACGACGGCTGTGTACTTTCCTGCTCAGGTCTTCCACGGCTTGGCCCGGCACCATCATGTTAGAGTCGTCAACGAGTGACCCCTGATGTTTTCTCGGGGCCGCCGTCTCGCGGTCAGCGCCGGGATTCGCTGTCGGATAGACTAGGAGCGAGTACGGATTCAATTCCGCCTTCACGCCAAACATGGCCAAAGCGATTCTCTTGTCCTCGCTCATGTCCCACATGGCCGCAACCCGTTCCTCGTCGCGCGTACAAATCCACCTCACCGTTTCGAGCAGGCCCCAATACGTCTTTTGATCCGCGGCGGTTACCATTCTAACCTTCTCCGAATCCCGGCGACGATGAGCAAGCGCCACCAGCCAATCTGATCTATATATGGTAGATGGACGGCACAAATACCCAATATAGCGGTGACTAGAACCGCGCGCCCTTAGTAAAATTCGAGGCTTCGCTACCGAGACTCGGAGGCGCCTCGGGGCTCCCGTCCAACCCACGCTCCGTAGCAGCCATCACCTCGGGGCGACCTTGTGCGCGACCGACACGCACAACGCCGGGGTATTCAGCAATCTAAGATTGCACTGGACATACCGCCGGCATCACGGTAAGTTCCCCAATCACCGTAGGCCCCTTAAATGACTGAATAATCAGAGTATCTTAGGCTGGACCATGCCAAGTTCCCGCGGCACTCCAACGAATCTGATTTGGGGCGGATTCTTGGTACGTAATAAGCTGGTTTTACGCCCCGAAATCACGAAGAAATAGTAAGCCTACGACGCCAATGACCTTCTCTATGCCTTCGAGAGCTCGGCTGACTATGATCCGGCGCCAAATCTGAACGCGATCATCAAGCCGATGCTCACCATCAATTTTGCAGACGACTTGATCAATCCTCCCGAACTCCTGCACTTACCTACCGCATCGAACTACATCGAGGTGATGATTCCAGCTGGCCCTGCCAGTTACGGTCACATGACACTCGCGCACCCTACTGTTTGGGCTTCGGCTCTTCAGTCTTTTCTGCAGCGCCTCCCGCTCGAGCGCTGACGAGCGTAGCGATCGTCAGTCTCTCATTTGGGGGCAGGCGACGGTAGGCACGCCTGGGAGCCAAGCTCACGCGGTGATCTCTTTAACTCATCGTTCCCGTAACTCGAGAAAGTAAATTGTGTATCGGCGGCCGTCGCTCGAGGACGATCAATTGAAACGGCATCTCTCTGGTAAGCATCCGGCGAGAACCGCGCTATGTTGGATAGCTTAGGCGACTTGCGTTCAATCCGCTGGCCGTTTTGGAGGCGGCGCATTTCCGTTTTCTCGTTGCTCCGCGTCGATCTGCTGAAGGTATTCGATGCCATATTTGGTGAAGGCCGTCGTTTCGTCGTCGCCGGAGCCATAGAGGGGTCACTGGACGATTTGTCCAAAAATGCACGCTAACCGAGCATGCGGAACACGATCGCCTTTGGGTGAGCCTAAGCCCTGGCCAGCCGCCTGAGGGCAAGCTGGCTGGACGCGATGGTAACGAAGGTGGACAGGGTCTCGGCGAGGTTTTCGAAAGCATTCTCGGCTCCGATGGAAGCCGCGGAAATTTTC